ACTAGAGCAAGAAAAAGCTGAATTTGCAAAAGGTTCTTTAATGCAAAGAAGAAGAACATATGGCAAACGCAGAAAAGACATTTATTATTTTGGTAATAACTAGGAGTATAGAAAATGGCTGGATTTAGTGATTATTTAGAAGACAAGGTACTTGACCATGTATTTGGTGGCAATGCTTATACAGCACCAGGAACATTGTATGTTGCTTTGTATACAGTAGCACCTACTGATACTGGCGGTGGTACTGAGGTAACAGGTGGATCTTATGCAAGACAAACCTCTACTTTTACTGTCTCAGGCACAGACCCTACAACAGCGACAAACGCAGCAGCAATTGAATACCCAACAGCTACAGCCGATTACGGAACAGTGGTTGCAGTTGGTATTTTAGATGCTTCATCTGGTGGTAATTTACTTGCATATGCAGATTTAACTACCTCAAAAACTGTATCAACAGGAGATGTATTCAGATTTGATGCTGGTGATTTAGACATCACATTAGCTTAATACCATGGCCTCAGTAGGCTACGGGTTATACACATACGGGAAGTCCGACTATGGAACTCCCGTTTATCATTTTGGTGTAGCTACATCCGCCCAAACTTCAAACTTTACTGCTGAAGCATCAGTTATACGCCATGGTGCATCTGTTATACCAGGCGTATCTGACTTTGATTCAGTCGGTACAATTATTAAATTAGGGTCATCCACCCTTGCACAAACTTCAAACTTTACTGGTGATGGCGTAGTCCTTAAGTTTGGTGCATCAGTTATATCAGCAGTTTCAGGCGGTTCAGCTACAGGTCGACAAATAGATCGTGGATCAGCGACTATAGCTGAGACATCTGGAATGTCTGCAACAGGTAGACAAATAGACAGAGGTGTTGCGACCATTGCGGGAGTATCAGACTTTAGTGCAGTAGGTACGCAAATCGATAGAGGTGTTGCAACCATATCATCAACCAGTGATATGACATCTGCCGGGGTCTTAATTAAATTAGGATCTTCCACATTACCAGAAACATCTGGTATGACGGCCACAGGCAGACAAATAGATCGTGGTGTTTCTTCTATAGCAGCTATCTCTGATATGACTGCTACAGGTCGATTCACTATCAGTGCAAATGCAACCTTGCCAGCAGTCTCAGATTTTGAGGCGATTGGTAGACAAATTGATCGTGGTTCAGCAACCATTCAACAAACAAGTGGTTTTTCTGCTGTTGGTGGTTTAAAATGGAATGACATTATAGTTCCAGCAGAGACATGGACAGAACAAAACGCTACAAGCGGAACATGGACTGAACAAAGTGCAACGGATGATGAGTGGACAGACCAAACTGCACCTAGCGGTACATGGACAGAAGAATCTGTACCACCTTCAGACTGGACAACATTAGGCAAACAAGAAGCAGCTTAAAGGAATTTTTTTATGGCAGATACATTTACTACTAATTTAAACCTTACCAAACCAGAGGTTGGTGCATCCACCGATACCTGGGGAACTAAGTTAAACAATGACTTAGATGACCTAGATGCAATCTTTAGTGCTACTGGTACATCGGTAGCAATTAACTTAGACGGAGCAGTCATTGATAGCTCTGTCATTGGTGGTACAACTCCAGCAGCAGGTACATTTACTACTTTCACCTCAACTGGTATTGACGATAATGCTACTTCTACAGCTATCACTATTGATAGTAGTGAGAATGTTGGAATTGGAACAGTTAGTCCTGCTTATAATTTAGAAATTTGGGGTGCAACCGACCCTGCTGTTAGAGTTTATAACACAGGTACAGGTTCTTCAGATGATTCACTTTTAAGATTACAAATTGCAGGATCAACTGCAAGAAACTTTATTTATTTTGGTGATACAGACGATCAAGATATAGGTAAGATAGAATACAACCATTCAGATAACTCTATGCGATTCACCACTAATACTGCTGAAGCGTTTAGGGTGGATAGCTCGGGCAACGTGGGAATTGGTACGACTAGTCCTGCTAATAAATTAGAAGTTTCAGGCAATGTATTAATAGGAACAGATTCAGGCGATGCTTTTAATGCTGATTCCATACTTAGACTACAAAAAACAGGACAAAGAGTATTTCAACAGTTTAAAGTTGATGCAGACCAAGAGGCTTCAATACTTTTTGGTGATGTAGATGATGATGTTGAATGTGGTATTACTTATGAAGCTGCAAATCAAAACTTAATATTTAAAACAGGTAACAATGCAGAAGCCATGAGGATTGATAGTGCTGGAAACGTGGGTATTGGATTGACTAATCCAGGCAATTATGCCAATGATGACAATTCATTAGCTGTTTTAGGTCAAGTTAGAGTACAAGGAGTTACCAATACTTCAGCCGTTCCTATATTAGCATTAAGAGATAATAATTCAGGTTTATTTGTTCCAGCTTCAAATACAATTGGATTTAGCGTTGGTACTGTAGAAGCCATGAGGATTCTCAGTACTGGTGGTATAACCTTTAACGGAGATACATCAACAGCCAACGCTTTAGACGATTATGAAGAAGGTGACTGGACTCCAACCATTGCAGGAGCTACTACAGCAGGAACTTACACTTACGGAACTCAAGTTGGAAGATATAGAAAAGTTGGTAATATAGTTGTTGCTAATTTTAGAATAGACGATATAACAGTAGTATCAGCAGGAAGCGGAAATTTACGCGTTGATGGATTTCCATTTAATTCAGAATCTACAGACCTTCAATATTATTGGGGAAGTGTGGTATTAGAATATTTTGATGTTGCACCAAGCACAGTAACTTTAACGCTTGGCTTAATAGACGGGGAAGATTCGGCATATGTATGGGAAACCAGAGATGGCACAACTAATGGCATTGTGTCAGTAGCTGATTTAAATACTTCAGGCAGTGCAGATGTTTGGGGACAAGTAACTTATATGACCTAGTGGATTCTAGGTATGGAAAAAAAGGAAAATAAAAATGATAACAAAAGAATTAATAGAAGATAAAATAGAAATTTTAGGAAAATTTAAAAGTGTTCAGGTAAGAACAGCTACAGTTATTAATGAAGATGGCGTAGAGCTTAGTAGGTCTTATCATAGACGTGTTATAAATTGCTTAAACGATATAAGCGGTGAATCAACTGAAGTCCAAGCAATCTGCAATGCAGTTTGGACTGATGAAATTAGAACAGCCTATCAAGCACATTTAGATAGCCAAAACATCATAGAAGAATAAAAAATGGCAATATCATATGAATGGGATGCAAACACAGTAGATGTATACCCTAGCGAAATAAAAAAATTATCAGCATAAGTGAATGGCATTATTCCCAATTACTCCACCCGCAGGCATAGTCAAGAACGGAACTGATTATGGCAATAAAGGTCGTTGGGTTGACGGGAATTTAGTTCGCTTTGAAAATGGCTACCTTAAACCTATAGGTGGCTGGACAAAACTTAGAGCTACAGCACTAGATGGCGCACCCATTGGGATGTACGCCTACAACGATAACTTGGGCCAACCAATATTAGCAGTTGGTACAAGAGAAAAGGTGTATGTTTTATACGACAACACCTGGACTGATATCACACCAGTAGGCTTTGTTAATGATGCAAGTAATGACCCTATTGGTTTTGGTGCATACCATTACAATGTTGAAAACTATGGTGATGCTCGTTCACAATCAGGTTTACCTTTAGATACAGGTCATTTTTCTTTTGACAACTGGGGTGAACATTTAAACTTCTGTTTTTCTGGTGATGGTAAGATTTACCAATGGCGACCAGATTCAGCAGGTGGATCACCTGATACCATAGCCACAGTCGTATCTAACGCACCCACAGGATGTCAAGCTATTATTGTAACCAATGAAAGACATTTGGTTGCCATAGGTTCAGGCGGAGATCCAAGAAGGATTCAATGGTCAAACAGAGAAGATAATACCAACTGGACATCTAAAGCTACTAACACCGCAGGTGATTTACAAATCCCTACAGGTGGTAGGGCTGTAATGGCAGCATCATTTGGTAATGACATTATTATCTTTAGTGATACAGGTATCAGCAGAATGTTCTATGCAGGCTCACCCTTTGTTTATGGTATTGCTGATGCTGGAACTAACTGTAAAGCAGTCAGCAGAAGATCCATTGTTTCTACTGGTAACTTCCTAGCATGGATGGGTGAAAACTCTTTCTTTGTTTACGATGGTGCTGTTAGAGAAATACCATGTGAAGTGCATGATTATGTTTACGATCAACTTAATGTACCAGGTAGAAAAACTTGTTGGGGTGGACACAACTCTAACTTTAATGAAATATGGTGGGGATTCCCAAGCGGTTCAATACAATACTCACCAAACAAATATGTGATTTGGAACTATGGTGAAAATGTTTGGTCTATTGGTGAACTAGATAGAGGTTGTTGGGTTGACCAAGGTGTTTTTGATTATCCAACTTCAGCAGATAATGCTGGGTTTGTGTATCAGCACGAATCAACTGTATTAGGTAACTCACCTAATTTAGGCTCTGCTGTTCCATATGCGACCTCTGGGCCTATTGAAATAGGCAATGGTGACAATTATGTCCAATGCAATCAAATCATTCCAGACGAAGAGGCTAACACGCTTCCAGGTGTCACCCTTAGTTTCAAAGGTAAATTTACTCCA